GGATTACGGTCCGAAGACACGATTGCCAAACTACCCATCCAGGTAACGTGACAACCCGCAAATCAAAGGAAATCCTTTGCGAGCTTCGAAACCACAACCCCCTCTATATCAATGAGCTCTGTACTAAGGACAACTTGCTTGAACAAATCGATGACATCTATGGCCAAAAGGGAATAGCGCTCAAGGCAGAAAGCGTTAAAATCATACTCACACAACACCTCAGAAACTTTGATCTTCTGAGTTATGTTGCGCAGTGTAACGCCCGCAGCCCTGGCATTCCAGGAGACCTCGACATCATAATCACCCTTCAGGTTCTTTGCAACGGCCAAAGGGAAGTGGTGCTTGAATCGCTCAAGAAAAATGTCCCTAATAACAGGTAAATACCTAAACTCGTAAGCATAACCTACTGACTTACAAGCCATGTATAGGTCATCACTGACAGCCTGATTTTTGTTGGCTCTCATGTTAAACCTGCCAAGAGCTTTACCCAAAATGGGGACTGTTAAGTGCTTACTCCCAGCATGTGGTATGAAAAACCTACTCAAAAAAGTGGCTGTCCACAGATTGTTATGTCTAATGACTTTGGCTTCCATCTGTGCCTCACTGGCAATGGAAGTATAAGTTTTCTCGACAAAAGAACAACGACCTGTGAAACGAGCTAGCATATCATCGCCAAGGATGAGAGCATCGCACGTCCTAGGCTTTAATTTCAACAAAACAGAATACAGAATGCAAGCATTCCACATGGTGTTACGAAACGTAGTGTCCGTAGCACCAGTGGCAACTGAAACTTAAGTGAAGCCTTGATGCCATGCTTGGGTGCCCTGACTTGAAAAGAATTGGTCTTAAGGTGTAACCTAACAAACCATTCAGGACAGCCGAGCATGCGCATCAAAGAAACTTCAATAAGCTGCACGTCACTGCATTGAAACTTGTCATTTGATGAAAAATCAGCCTCAACGTAAAACTCATGCTCATCACCACGGGACTCAATGTACGGAACGTACTGGCAAGGTGTTTTGCGATAAGAACTATGAAACCTGTATGGGCCATCCATGCCCTCAAGGCAATGGTCAAGACGTCGCATGAGCTCATTAAAGATGGGCCCAGAAATTGCATTGTAGACGTCGGACCCCTTGAATATGACGCGG